TCAATTAATTCTGCTTCTGATTTTATTTGATCGTAAACATGTACGTTAAGAAAATCTAATTTTATATAGCCACGTTCTTCGGCTTCAGTATAATCAATGTTTGCCATATCATTTAGCGCATCATATGGAACTTCTGTAACATGGACTCCTGTATTATGTTTACGCATAGGTGTGACATTACGCATGGCAGCAGGAACATATTTAATATGCTCTAATATCAAATCACGATTACCAAAATCAATGTCAATGTCTGACTTGAATTTCATTTTAAAGCAAACCCCTTGTCCATCAATTTCTTATATGCATCCTGCACAACCAATGCTTGATGTTCTGCATCTTCTACGGCTTTGTGAGTTGTTTTGGTGCCATATTTTTTATCTTTGAGACTGACACCTGCTATCTCAAACAATGTTCTAGTATCACGTACTGTGTAGAAAGGCCACGGAATAGGGTTAGGTCTATCCGTCAATGTTTGACGCATTGCTGTTTCCATTACTACTACGTCAAATGGTGCACCATGGCTCCATACTGCTTTTCTGTTCCAGCAAAAACTATATAACTTTTCCATACAATCTTTAAGTGATTCTCTACCCCAATCGCCCATTGCTTCTTCCATTGCTGAAGAATTTTGTGTACTCCACCAACGAATAGTATCATCATTAATAATTCTATTGTATTGTTCAGTTTGATCTTCTAATGTAGGACGTAGTTCTAGTTTTTCTACAATGCCATCACCTCTAGGATCAAATCTGACTGCACCAATAGTTAGGATCACACAGTACGGGCTTGTGTCCAAACTCTCAATGTCAATCATAATATCATTTGCCATTAGTATGATCTTTCTTTACTATTGGGCTGCATAAAGTAACAAATTTCTTTTCCCATTCTTCTTTAGCTACAAAGCATTCTTCTCTCGTAGGATATTCTTTTTTATAAATGAATTTCATCGTAGGCGGAGGATCATCCCAAAGCTGAACAATTAATAACCAAACTGTTATAACTTCCATTATTTCTCCTTTGTAAATATCCATGCACTCATTTCACCCCCAAACAAGTAAAAAAGCTGTTATCTCTTTTTGGTCTTTAAACTTAAACATATCAAATGACATTCTAACACCGCATTTGGATTTTTCACACCACTCTTGTACCGGAATTAAATCTTCTTCACGCAATCCCGTAGGAGTTATTGCACCATGTGTATACTCCAAATTAGCGTACAACACTAACGGCTTAGATTCATGTTCTTTCCAAACTATTCTCACAGTTTTCATACCCACCTTAACACAAACCAAGTTGCACAGGCTTCAGTATAGAAAGTAAAAACGGTGTGTTCAGGATCTGCGGTGTCCCCGCTCCAATCCTTATACTTTGCTTGGTTATATCTAAAGTCAAAATCTTTACCCTGAACCATACCGTTCTCTCGCATTTCTCTTACAATGTCAACTATTTCGGTTGGGTTACGCTCTTTAAGAACTATCTCTTTCATCCCCACCTTAACTCAAATAATGTATATTCTTGTGCAGAATTTAATGTGACCAGTGAACCTTGAAAGGCTTTTGCCCCTAGTTCCAAAGTATTTTCACACCATTCATGTAATTCAACTGAATGATCTGACCAAAATTTAAAGTCTACTAAAACAACATGATAAGGAGGTACGTCACTTACATTAACAACATATTTCTCTTTTACCATTTTAGTTCTTTAAGTAATGATTTTACTTCATCAACCTTGTCTGTTTCTTTACTGAACTTTATTGCCCATTGTACAGGATTAATGTAATCATATATAATCTTAATTAAATCTTCTTGAATATCATCTAAAAATTTAGTACCACTTTCACTCTGATATAACACCCATGGACTAATTCTTCCTGCAACTATTAAATGACAAATTTTATTTCTATTGCCATAACGCAAGTAATCTTTACTTTGTATTTTTTCTTCTTCTGCGTTTTCAATGCAAATTTCTACACTACGATGCACCGCATCTAAGTAATCCTCTGTTTTTAAATAGTCAATCAGATAAGAATTATAGTTTATATCGCTGGTCCAATTATCAATTTTTACGTTTTCTTTTAAATAATACTCAACTAATCTAGAAACATTTAATGCGTTTATGTCAACACAGTAATTACCAAACTTTACGAAGGCTGTATAATAAGCAGATTTAATAAATTCTTCATAAGTTTTTTCTTTCTTTGCAGTACTATGTTTTTTATAAAACTGAACAAAGCTTTGAAAGCCTATTTGATTTCCCCGACGGTCACGCTCAAGCCAACGATGTTTGTACTCGCAGATGTGCTTAAGCATCGTACTTTCTCTTATAAAAGTACGCTTGCAAAATTCACATCCAAAATTAATTTCCGTGTTCTTTTTCATACTCAAGTATTTGTTCATCAGAAATTAGTTCACTTAGAGTTTCTATGTCTGAAATTTTTAGATTTGGAAAATATTTCCCAAGTTTTACCTTTCGTTTTTGTACTTTTACATACTCAGTACTCACTTCATTGATCAAATCTTTATTAGTATTAGGGTATACTTTAACAAAATAATCTTGCACATCTTTTAATTTAGCTTCTTCTGTTAAGAGAGCATAATTTCGTTTTAGATGGGGTATCCATTTATGATATTGCTTTCCCATATTAGGGCTTATAGCACAAAGCATTAACCATTGAAGTTTATTATGTTTAATTATATTTTCATGGAATATGTTAACGTTTGCTGCATACTCTGTACTTTGCAAGTAGTAATTTTGTAGATTTTTATTTCCAGACACGTTACTCATGTAGGTCAACAACAAAAACGGAACAAAGCCTTTCTGCTGTTCTACTGTCAGCCTATCAAAAAAATCATAGTCTTTTCTATCCAATGCTTCAATCGCTTGAAACAACGGAAAATCAATATCTGTAAATTTTTCGTCTGTTGCTGTTTTAGTTTTTGCCATTAGAACGCCTGTTTATAATCAACAATCTCACAATTTCGGCTTATCTCTTTTACGAAATATACGCATCTAGGCTTTTCACTTTCTTCAATTGGCACACACAAAAATTGTCCGTTTTTTAATCTAGGCGCATACCAAACTACATCGTGATATATGTCCATAACTTCTATATCACAGAATGTAGGTTTAAAACTACTCAATGGATTAAACTCAAATGCTTTAAAGCCTCTATCATTGATACTTGTTAGCGGCAATGTTTCTAAGTCACCTAGTTCAGGTTCTCCTATAAGTATTTGCCATTCAACAGGCATCTTGATTATACAATCATTAATTCTTAACACAAGTGCAGGACTGTTAAAGCTTTCTAAAAAAATTAAAGGAATATACCGATAGTCAACGTTTGCTGGATTACTATTGTCCAAAATTGCAAAACGTAGATCGTCTATCTCTTCTGGTAACGTTTCTAAGTTATAAACTGTGTTGTCTAAGGTTAATATTTTCATACTGTCATTGTATCATTTATAATCTAACTTTTCAATACTGAATGGATAGTTAGCCTCACGATAAAACTCTTTGCGTTTGGTTAAGTGCCTTTTAGCAAACTTACATGAACTGGTTATATCCCAAATTTGAACGAAGTCTTTGTCCTCAGCCTTACGAATACCTCGCCCAATACTTTGTATGACCCTAACAAAACTCTTACCAGGCTCTACAAGAACCAAATTAAAGATTCGTGGAATGTTGATACCTACAGCAGCAACACCATAAGTCGCAATAGCTACTTTGTCATCACTGGTTGCAAAGTCATCATATTCTTCTTTCCGTTCTGTGAGTTTAGTGTCACCGCTAACAAACACAGCACCAGGCAATCTGTCTAACAGTTCCTTACCAGCATTAACTCTATCAACTAATATAAGAGTATTACCCGACTGTTTAATGTTTAATGCTAGTTCTGCAATTGTGTCTAATCGTTTTTTATCTTCAAGCAAATGCTTTAGTTCGCTTTGATAATTCGTAAACTCTACGTGATCCTGTAGTTGCACTATGTTCACATGGCAATTTGCTAGCACGCCTCGGTCTTGTAATTCACTTGCTGCAAGTTTGTTGATTACAGGGCCTATACTAACAAACAATGATTGACTTGCGAACAGTTCTTTAGGTATCGTTCCTGTTAATCCCCAACGAATAGGTACGTTCGCAAATATACCAGTCAACATAGTTTTAAGTACGTCTGCCTTTGCTTGATGTACCTCGTCAATCATTACGCATATTAAATCCTGCATGAATGATTCAATCTTTTCCTGAGAGGTTAATTCTTCTCTAGTTTTTATAAGATGATTAAGACTTTGCCATGTACATATAGTATGTGTGTGTCCTAATTCTTTTCTGTCACCAAAGTATACACCCACGTCAAGACCAAGGTTGATGTAGTCTGCTTCAGTTTGTACTACAAGTGACTTGTTAGGAACGATAACAATGCTGCGGCCATATTCTTCTATACTTTTACTAAGTGCAGCAGTCATCAATGTTTTTCCTGCACCAGTCGCTACCTCTTGTATGCTTTGTGGGTTCTCTAAAAAGCCATTAATGATTTCAATCTGATAGTCTCTAAGTAATATAGGCTGACCTGCTTGCGGATGCCCTACAGGCCAAGTCTTGTCAGAAAATGTATCCTCGGACACTTGAGTAAAATTAAAACTATGAACTGTTTCACGCAAATCATCTAATTCAATATCATACCCTGCACTATCAACTACAGGAATAATTTTATCTAATAAATTGATGTAGGAGCTGCCACCTAAGCTAAAGTAGCTTACCTTACCATTCCATCTACCTAATTTAACAGAAGGAAGATACCTCGCACCTGGTACCTCGTATTCAAACATCTTCATTAATTTCTTGCGTTCGGTTAACTCAAGACCTTCTATCTTACAGTTTACCTCATCTTTGATTATTATTTTACATGGTTTCATTTAAGGTCTATTGGTTTAGAATTTACTAGTTCTACTACTTTTGCTGCAAATGCACTTCCTGAACCGGAATAACTAAAGCTGTTCATTTTAATAAGCACAGGCATATTAAATTCTTTAATATCAAACTCATTCTTCTTATCTTTACGATGTTGCACTTTAGTAGGTATATTTGTTCGTGAAATTATTTTTTCAATATGTTCATTACTTTCTTTACCATATAAGATAGCAAAGCTCATAAAATCACAATCTATTAGTTTTAATTTATGAGTTAAGCCGTCAATGTCAAAAATTTCGTGTTTAACCTCTCTTGATGTGGCAAATATGATATCATCAAGTTCATATATATTTGTTAGTTCTGCATACAAATCTTTATGAATAGTTATTCCGTACCATACTAATTTTGATAAAGTTTTTAACGAAGTTTCTAGTGGTATATCTTTAACTGCCTCTGCTAAATTTTCATTCAATGCAGCTATATATAATCTGCCATTAATTCTGACTAACGTAGGATTCCAAATTAGCGATTCATCAAAACTAGAAAAACCATTTATAATCTCTTTAATTTTATCATCAAAAATAACTGTGTCATAATGTTTGCACACACAGTCTATAATTATTTTTAGTTTGTATAGACCAAACTCAGTATAATAAAGTTTATTATCCCGATCCCATTGCATTACAGAATGTTCTCTAAACTCTTGTACGAAGGAAGGTTTGTAGGGACTTTTTAAAATTATTAGATTATTTTCAATATTAATAGATGGAGTGGTGAATTCTGCCTTACTAGGAACGACTTGTAGTGTCCATCTTAGTTCTGATAACTCATTAGCATCGTAATTTTGTTTTTTTAATTGTGTATTATATTTTTTAACTACTTTTTTAAATAATTCTGCTTGATTACTTGTGATAGCCTTTTTAGGCAATACGTTTTGTAATTGCAAATTATAGAAAAACTTTTGGTCGTAACGGGATAAACTTACATGATTTAACATCAAGTCCAAAACTTCTTCTGCGTTTAATATCCTGTTCATAGTAATAGTATAACTTAGTTAGAAACTTTATACAACACAAATGGCTAATGGGAGCCGAAGCTCCCATTACATTTACTACAAGTATTACGCACGTTTCATGCAAGTAGTGCTTGCAAGATTTTCCCAGTTCGGGCTAATCTTAACCAGATCAGCAATTTTTAAGCACATACGCAAACTCAATTCATGCAATTTGTTTTTGTTTTTTTCCATAAAATTAAAGATTGCCTCTGCTTGACCATCTTCAAAATTGTAGTCGCGGAACAGACCACCATCGCTATCGCGGTGTACTTGCTTGATACGCAACATTTTGTCACGCTCTGTATCAATCGTCAGGTCAAGAAAGTGACAACGTGACTGCAATGCCTCAAGGTGATCTTGCAATTTCTTAGACTTGACGTTTTCAAACTTCAAGTTAGTAATGAAGATAGCACTACCCTCAAAGTTAAACTGATCGGGAATACCCTCACGGCGTAGCATTGCACTATCACTGTTCCAGCAAATGCGTCTACGTTTGCCTGAATCAAGTGCTGCCTTAAGAATATTCAGTGACAGGTCATCTTGAAACACAGAATCACAGTCATCAAAGACCAGTACATTTTTCTTGTCAGAATATTTGTACAGTTGAGCATACAGACCCAGTGCAGTCATTGCACCTTTAACAATCTCAAAGCGAACACGCTTGCCTGCAAGTTTGTCAAACATGCTTGCCTTTTCTAGTTGAGTTTCAACGCCGAAACTCTTACCGACACCGGGAGGACCTGAAACAATCATTGCCCGAATATCGCTATTGATTGCTGCTTTTGTCATTTCATCAAGTACAGCAAAACGGGTAGCAATACGATTCATTGCTTCCTCATCAGTTTCTACTTGCTTAACTTCTTTTGCTTTAAAAGCAATTGCGTTTTCACTCACTTTAGGCTCTCCATCTACAAATACAATATCGTTAATAGAATTGACTTTCACTTTGACAACATCAATTGCAATGTCAAACTGACCGTCGTTTTTTACAGTAATATAACTACCTTTTTTACCTGTCTGAAAATCTTTGACAAGTGTGAATTCTTGATTGACTACGGGCTTGTTGCGATATTCACCGAATTTGACAAGAATCGTACTCATTTATAGCTCCTAATTATCAAGTTATGTGACATTATACATGCAACCTGATTTATTGTCAAGTGTTGCAATTTATACAACATATTGCAACAATGAAGCTATTCTATACCCGAACGGATTTATTGTCAATGTTATCAAAAAAGTAACTATTATAGAGTTACATCTTCCATACCTGCAGTACGCAATCTAACAATATGTCCCATCTGCCATTGTTTGGCATCAAGACCCTTAAGTACACCTAACCAACGATTACGTAGTAATGCTACTTCGTTGATTATAGTTTCAAAATCAATAACCTCTTCTTCACCGTCTACATACTTTTCAGCATCACGGCTGGTTAATACTCTATTATAAGCTTCCAAGTATTTTTGAAAATGCTTTCGGCGAATTTTCCGTAATTGAATATTTAGGTAATTGAGCACCGCTTCAATCTCTTGTAACTGATTAAAACGGTGTTCGGTGACTCCTGGAAGTGCTGAGATATTCTTTTCTAAGTTACCATAAATCTTTACGTCACCTTTTGCCTGTAATAGTTCGGCATCATAGTGTGCAATGAAATCGGGTATAGATGATAAATCAGTTGAAACTTTGGTGTACCAAGTCATGTGTGTCCTATTTAATAACGGTCATCGTCATAATCATAATCATCATAATCATCTTCTTCCTCATCATGTAGATTATGGTCATCAAGAAAGAGTAATGCTTTGGCAATATCTTTATCACCTCTAAATTCCTCTTTGATTTCACTAGCTTCATAATTATTTTCCATCAAATAATTCACTAGCGTTTCTGCTGCTTCTTTTCTTTCGTTTAGGTCAATATGCATACGCAATGCTTCCCAAACTTCTGCAATCGTGTCTAAATTTGTCATGCTGCCTCCTGTTCAACATCAGCAACATTACTTAGCTTATTTGTTTGATTTTTACTAAACTCAGCCATTACTTTATCTAAACAACCATCTTCGTTGCTTTCCCAACCTTTACGGAACATTTTTAGAACTTCTCCGTCAACAGTTGTATATGCAAGACGGTTACCTTCTTTAGTAAGTAATCCTTCCTTCTCAAACAAATCAAGTAGTCCACTATATGGATTCATACCTGTTGAATATGGAATCTTAATCTGAAGTGATTCAAATGGTTTTGCATATCGTGTTTTCATAATCTTACATGCGGCACGAATACCATTTACTTCAGTTACTTTGTTACCATCTTCATCTTCTTTGAGTTTCAGTTTCTTCATTGCAACAACAATACTTGATGCATACACGAAACCTTGACCACCTGAAATTTTATCATCAGGATCAAACATATCCTGTGATGCATATGTGTGATTAGTTGCAACCATACCAATGTTCAATGCACCGAACATATTAACACAGTTACGAACAAGTGCTGTTAGTGCCTTAGGCTTACGACCCATGTCACCTTTAAGATCACCTGCATCAAATTGATTAACATCAGTTGGTGTCAACAACATACCAAGACTGTCTAATACAAATAGAACCTTAGGTCTATCTTCAGGTGATAATGTTTTATAGTCAGCAACGAATTTACTGACAGTTTTAGCTACGTCATCAATCATAGCCATGTTTAATTTCAACAGTTTATCTTCCGCAGTATCAACTCCTAACGCTTTGAGCCAATCTTCGTCCAAAGCGTTTTCTGAATCAATAAGTACCACAAAGATACCTTGTTGCTGAGCGTGGCGTACCAAGTTGCCAGAGCAGATGTAACTCTTTCCGGAACCAGATTCGCCAGCAAATACAGTGACTTTACCAAGAGGAACGCCTTTGCTAAAATCACCACTAATAAGATAATTGAGTGCATAATTTCCTGTACTAATCCAATCAGTTGGATCATTAAAACCTATACTAAGTCCGTCAATGGACTTAGTTATTTCTTTTCTAAATTTACTTACATCAAATGGCTTAACCAAAATAGTCTCCTATTGTTTTGTAATACGATACACGCCATTAGCTTTCTTGTCAATAATTTCAGGGCACCTTTCAGCAATAATATCAATGTCCCAATCATTTGGGAAATGTTTTAGTGCTGTTCTTGCCCGATCTCTAACAATACTAGGGACTCTCGGTGTTTTGCCCGGATCACAAAGTTCTTCAAGCAACTTTTTCCCTTGCTTTATGGCTAGGTATCTTTCGTCAGGTAGTGTCATGTTATTCTCCTACGGTAGGGAACGGTTGTGTCCCCTACCATACCTATTTATTTAGGCAGCTTTATTCTGCCTAGCACGGATCATTGCTAGAATGTCTTGTGCTTTGTCGCTTGTTGGTGTTGTTGGAACTTTAACAGGTTGTGATGCAGTTGATTCCTCATCATCCCAAGGAGCTGGTTCAGCTACGGGTGCGGTTGTGGTAGCAGTAGCTTGAACTGCTGTATTCTGTTCTTCCACCTTTGCACCTGCTGGTACATCAAGTCCATAAGGGCGATAGTATGCACCCCAACGATCAGGATCATACGGACGACCATCTACGCTTGCCTCAAACATTTCTTTGATAATGCGTAGTTCTGCTTCACTTGGCTTCTTAGGTAAGAA